CGATTCATTGCCATACTCCATGTCCCTACCCATGCACCAACATCTAAGATATGATTGAACTTTAGTTTATTTTTTTCACAGTATCGAATAAACTTCTCCAAACATTTTTTCTGTGTGAATGGTTCACCAGCTTTCCATTTCTCCAAATGTATATCGTTGCTTGGCACCCAAAAATTATTTACTTTTTCAATTTTCATTTACAAAAATGTAATTAAATTCATCCTCGTTACGTTTATGTTTTGATTCAACTTTAAATCCTAAGGCTTCAATCATGTGTACATAATTTTTATTCTTATTAGCTATTTCGAGCAATATACTTTTTGTGTTTCGGAAAACCTCCATGGCCCCTTCTATGACTCTGTCCTCATATCCGTCAACATCAATTTTGATGTGTGTTGGCTGGGGTAACATTTTTTTACTTACAAGGAAATTAAGTGAGAACTCCGTGCATCCGTGATAAAATTGACCTTTTTGTCCAACAATATTGTTTGCTACACCTTCATGCATGTTCTTTATGTTAATCGAAGACAAGGCAAGTTTATCTCCCATGGCTATACAATGTGCATTACAATTTTGTAATTTGTTTAAGTTAATGCTTTCAAGCAAATTTTTGTAACTTGCCGCATGTGGCTCAAATGCATATACCAAATTTTGCTTCACAATTGCACTATACAAAGAATATATTCCAATGTTGGCGCCAATATCAAAGAACACACTTTCCTTATCAAAACTGTTGATCCATTTTATGGTTTCAGGTTCCTTGCTTAACATCCTATCCATCCTATTTTTTATATATGTTTTTTGCCCTTTGTTATTTGCAAATAATATTTTTTTCGATGGCGTAACTGAAAAACTAAAATGTGTTGCGTCAAAACTTTTTAATTTAGGCATTACAATAGTCCAAGTCCTATCATTGTTTCAACGGCCACTCCGTTCTCAAACTCTTCTGGAGTAAACTGCTGGTAAGCAAGACTATACAGCCACGGTTCTGGATCACCAAAATATGGCTTTTCGATATTGGATAAATTGGTATTGCCAACCTCAGTCGCAAAACTTTTATCGTGACAAAACACCGGCACACCCATGCATACTGACTCAACTGCACTTATACTACAACTTGTCACACATGCCCAAGCGTTCTTTAGGTCCTCGGATAGGGGTACCTTTGCCTCGCTTGGTCCTGACGTACCCCTGCCCCGTGGCTTGTGTCGAAGTTTAATTGGCCTATCGGTAAACTTTTTCAAGTATCCTATAGTGCGATCTATCCAGTTTGGCATTTCTAAATAATTGTGTATTCCAACAGAACTTGGACAAACTAAAATATGGTCGCCTTTCAGCGTAGGCGCTTGTATTTTTATTTGAAATTTATCGAAACGATCAGATTTACAGTCCTTAAACAATTTAGCGTGAATACTATTCTTACAAATTCTCCAATAATGATTATCGGCCTTAAGATTTTTATTGTCAAATCTACCAAAGTATGGGGTGTCAGTGAACCAAAAATTGTGCTTCCTTGATTCTAATCTTTTAATAAGATTTAAATTATTATTTACAAAGCCCCAGAACATTGCATTTGCAAGTGGATCAGTTGCCTTTATGTTATCCAAAGTTTGATATGGTTCCGGCCAACTTTTCATAACTCCTTTAAAAACTTCCCAGGCCTTACTTTGCAAATTATTAAATGGAACGTAAATTGTTAGCATCTATAAATTCCTTAAGTTGCTGTGCCCAGTCTTTATGACCTTCTTCGTTAGGATGTTCGTCATTTGGTTTACACTGCTGTTGTTTTTCTCTGGTATAATCGAGATGGCTGGTGTGCGGTTTGAAGAACCTATTCTTATCAATCTTATCAAACATTAGTTTAATGTCATCATTCTTTATTCCTGCATCAGATAAAGTGTTATAAAAAACAAAAGGATATCCTTTATTTGTAAAATAATCTTGGAGATCAAGTAATGCTAATATTGATTCTATTTGTGTCATTTGATCTAGATCGGCTCCGTTTTTAAACAAATATTTGAAAAACTTTCTCGTGTCATCATCTCTGTTAGGATCCCAAGTTTTCCAAGTTGTTTTCATTGTTGGAAATTTATGTGCTTTGTATCCGTCACCTGTAGGATAATCAAATCTATGGCCGCCACTTGATCCAATCAAAAAGAAAGACTGCCTTGCCAGTTGTGGAAATTTTTCACACCATGCTCTAGTTGTCCACATTAGTCTTTTACTGCCTCTTCCGCCACCTGCAAGATTTACCGCTACGTCTAAATTCATTAGTTTTGCTAATTCTAATCCGCAATGAGTGTGGACATTATCTTTTGGCCGGAAGGTCAAAAAAGAACAACCATTAATGAATAATTTGGAAACCGTCATACGATAATTATACATTAATTATACAGTTTATGCAAACGGTTCAAAACATTCAGGATATAAAATATTTTACTAATCAATGGGATATAATTGATAATTCATACGAATACACTTTACAATATCCTACCTATGGTTTCAAAAACACATTTCATACCTTGCCTACTTTCGTAGCAGACTTTCATAATTGTAGCGTCAATAGTTTGCCAATGCTGATCACCGAAGATAGGAAATTAATTACCAATCATGTTTGGTCTTTGATTTCAAAATATAGGAACAAACCTCACAAGGTGCATAAAATATTTTCCGAATGGGGCGAAAAAGTAGACGTCGAAATGCCGCCTATCACACAACAATTCAATACTCCATGGAAATATGTTTGGTTACCAATTGACGAATATAGTGCTGAAAATCCATGGCACATATGGATGGACATTGTATCTAAATTTAGATTGATTGAAAAAAGGTGGAGCACTAATTTTGAAAAATATATTTTCATATTAGCTAATCCAAGCAAATATTTCGAAGCAATATGTAAAGAATTTTTTCCAGACTTGGAATATCGTGTTATGCCAAAAAATGAAACATGGAGATTCGCTCATCTTGTTGTGCCTTCTTTAAGCAATCATCGAGATGGAATACTCACTCCTCACATGCCACCATGGATTAGATATCTTGCAAACTTGATTGTTGGAGAAGATATCAAGCCTAGCAGGAAGATTTTTATAACCAGAAAAGATGCAATGAATAGAAACATTAAAAATCAAAACGAATTATTAATGGCTCTTAAAGGTTGGGAGACAGTAACACTAGAAAACTTATCTATTAAAGATCAAGTAAAAACTTTTGCAGAAGCCACACATATTGTAAGTCCACACGGTGCAGGCCTGACAAATTTATTATGGTGTCGTCCTAAAACTAAAGTTTATGAACTTACCCATAAGGCGTTTATAGGTAAGATTGTTTATCCGTCTCTTTCACATCACTTGGAATTGAAACATCATGTAATACTTTGTGATACTGAAAAAATATCAGGGCAAAAGCCAAGAAATAAAAAACAAAAGGACATGGTAAATTTAAAAATTAACGTAAAAGATTTTATTTCTTATATAGATTAGTCGGCTAAAACTGAAAGATCGACCTGCACAGATGGAAATATTTTTTTCAGTTTTGGCCAGATCTTAACATTTTTTTTATGTTTTTTTCCGCCAGCACAATGTAGAAAGTATACCCTATTGTAATCAAACTTCTCTCCGTTGTTTTTGAAGTTATACATTCTATACATATCCAATAATGGAACATTACTATTAACAATACATGCGTTTAGAAACATGCCGTCATCTATTCTATCATCGGTCACGTCCTTGTATTTGCTTATCCAGGGCAACATGAATTCCGTATTAACCTTGTTTAAAATCATAACACCTGGTTGCACAAATCTTCTGCAAATCGTTTCTCCGGTAAACTGATCTGCCATAGGATTTACTCTTTGATTAAATTTAGCACCTTCGGGAGTTGCGTCTCTAAATTTAGGATAATAGCAAGTTTTTAATTTGTTATCTATATCAGGATAATCTTTGAAAATATTTGGAGCATGGGGCATAGCAATTACATCACTATCCACATACATTATCTGCTCATACTTGTCATACCAACTTCGATCCATCCATAAATCAAACCTTTCCCAAGTTGGATGTTTGAATCCCAACTTCGGCTCGGATATTCTAAGGTAATCAAGGTTATGTTTTTTACAGTATATCTCAAAACTATTCCTACTATAAGTTTCCATTGGACTCGGTTTTAGATTGTTGAATTTTGGTTGAGAATATTTCTGGACGTCTATGTAGTATTGAATTACCAAATTTTTCTTCATCGACAATATTTATAGCTTCAACAGACAGCACTTAAATATTGAAAATGAAAATAAAATTCATAACGTCTTATAAACCAGGTTGCTGGGAGCAATATGCTAAAAAAGGGATCGAGGCAATGGCAAAAAATTTGCCTGGTGAAATTGACCTAGTTGTATACGCAGAGGAGAAGATACCAGCGTGTGACTATGAAAGAATCAAATGGGTAGACCTTAATAATGCAGAGCCTGAATTATTTAAATTCAAGACACGTCACAAAAACGATCCAGTTGCCAATGGCAAGTTAGGTAATGTGGAAGGTGGTGTACGCAGACTGCCCGAACTACAAAAATTAGGCGGACTTGATAAAAATAAAGAAAGTTTTTTATGGGACGCTGTTCGTTTTGCAAACAAAGTTTTTTGTGTTATTAATGCAGTACGCAATTCACTAGACTATAATTATGTGGTTTGGTTAGATGCAGATACTAACATTTTCAGACCGATGCCGTTTGAATTCATTACAAAGTTGTTGCCACAGAATACAATGGTTACCTATCTCGGTCGCGAGAATCCAACCCTTAACGATGGCGGAAAATATCCCGAATGTGGATTTGTAGGATACAATCTACAGCACCCTGAAACACAGAATTTTATTAATGAATGGGAAAGATTATATAAAGAGGACAGTGTTTTCAAAATTTTAGAATGGCATGATAGCTATGTGTTTTGGCATCTCACAAAAAAATTCAAGCAGGAGAAACAAATAGAAGTAAACGACATTGGCAAGTGGGTTGGTGTTAAAGGCCATCACGTATTTGTCAATAGTGTGTTAGGCCAATATATCGATCACATGAAAGGCGATAGGAAAATCAAAGGCAGTAGTTCAAAAAAAGATCTTAAGACGACTATCAATGATGTGGAATATTGGAAAAATGTACCTCCGGCCTAAACACATATAATTACAATAAATGAAAAAAATTGCTTTCGTAACAGGTATGACAGGACAAGACGGACCTTACCTTGCCAAGCATCTATTAGAAAATGAATACAAAGTATATGGTTTGGTAAAAAGATATAGCAATCCAAATCTTACTAATCTGAACTATCTGGGAATCGAAAACGATGTTGAACTTATCACCGGTGACATAACTGACGATGCTAATATGAATCATTTAGTAAGAACAATTCGTCCTAACGAATTTTATAATCTGGCGGCTCAAAGTTTTGTTGGAGCCAGTTGGGAACTTAACAAGCAAACAACCGAAGTGAACGCCATGGGGGTACTTAACGTGCTCAATGCGATTGTTAATCAAAATCCAACTACAAAGTTTTATCAAGCAAGTACCAGTGAACTATATGGAAATGCCAATGTGGAAGGAGTACAAGACGAACACACTCCGTTTCACCCTAGATCACCCTACGGTGTATCAAAGTTGTATGCATATTGGATGACTGTAAACTTTAGAGAAAGTTATAGCATTCATGCATCAAATGGAATACTGTTCAATCACGAATCTCCAATAAGAGGTAAGGAGTTTGTTACACGTAAAATTACAGACGGAGTTGCAAAAATTAAACTAGGCCTTGCTAAAAAATTGACTCTGGGTAACCTAGATGCAAAAAGAGATTGGGGATTTGCAGGCGACTTTGTGGAGGCAATGTATACAATGGTACAACAACAGGATCCAGGTGATTATGTAATTTGCACAGGAATACAACATTCAATTAGAGAATTATTGACCCATGCTTTTGAAACAGCAGGCATTAACAATTGGGAACAATATGTTGAATCGGATCCACGTTTCAAGCGTCCAGCTGAGGTCCATGCACTACATGGATCATATTCCAAGGCAAAAAAAACGTTAGGATGGGAACCTAAAACATCTTTCAAGGATATGGTTGCTTTAATGGTCACCGAAGATATAAAGAGACTATCCAATGATATACGTTAGTGCTACCAACAGAAAGTTAACTGAAAAGTATGTTGACAGTGCCGTCATCGGCCTGCCAAACGCTATCAAATTACAACCTATCGATATAATCAACAAAAAAGATGCCACTAAAGTTGTGATGTTTGGAGTGCTTCGAGGCACACATCTAGTTTACAAATGGGCCGAAAAAAATAAAATAGATTTTTATTACATCGATAGGCCATATTGGGGAGAAACAAGAAATCATCCTTACTATGTTAAAATTGTTAAAAACGGTCATTTGAAAAACTGGATTGAAAAAAGACCTTATGATAGATTTGAAAACTCCTTTCCTTGGCCGATTAAGCCTTGGAAAAAAAATGGAAAAAATATAATTGTTTGTCCACCATCGAATGCAATGAAAGAATTTTTTAATGTACACGATTGGTTGGAAAATACTTTGAAAACATTGAAACAGAATACCGACCGTCCAATTATTGTAAAAAATAAAGGATACAATCCTATCATAGGATATGATAAAAATGGTGGTTATATCGTTACAGGTAAAGACAACCAAAAGCCAAGTGGACCAATCGATTGGGACAATGCCTATGCTGTTGTCACATATAATTCAAACATCACACTAGAAGCCACAACCAGAGGCATTCCTTGTTTCACAGACATACACAATGCTTGTGCGCCTATCTCAGAAACAGATTTCTCAAAGATTGAAAGCCCAAAGTATGAGGACAGGGAACCTTTATATTATTCAATGGCATATGGTCAATTTACAGAACGAGAAATTAAGAATGGTTACGCATGGGAGATACTAGATGAAAGTTGAGATATTTCGAAGAACAGTTAAAGATAGACGTAGAGGAGCTAGTTGGGATCTTTTACAACACATGGCCGACGGAGTACGAGCATGTGGTGATGAACCTATAATGGTTAATGAACACAAAACAGGTCCATGGACCAAAGATGAGATGGAACCAACTGCACCAATAGGTTGCATGTTTGGTTATGGTGGTAGCAATCAAATGCATCACACTAAAGGACGAAGGAGAGACCTTGTCGAACGTGCAAAGAAAAAAGGCATTTATATAATCACATTTGATGGTGGATTGATGAGTAGTTTTGGCAATGTTCATGGCCCCAATCATCACTGGCGGGTATCATTATACTCACCCATGAACAATGGCAATTTTTTATCTGATAATAGTGCACCTGATAGGTGGGAGATGATGAAAAAATTATGGAATGTGAAATATGAATCGTGGAGGAAAAGTGAACAGGATGACCCAATAATGTTTGTTTTACAACCAAGTGATAACTGGAGTATGAATGAACTAGATCCTATTGCTTGGTTCAAAGGCGTGTATCAAAAAATACGTCCTTTAACAAAACGTAAATTCATAGTGCGTCCACATCCTAATCATGTTGCCGCCATAGAAAAACGTATTGGAGAATTTCCGAAAGACGTCGACGTACACATAGGACAAAAATTTTTCCAAGGAGATGAGAAAAAGTACTACAGATTTCATTTCCAGGAAGCAATAACTAATGTCCATGCTGTTGTTACTCACAATTCTACTGCCAGTGTCGACTCTTGCATTCGTGGAATCCCTACCTTTGTTACCTCAGATCTTGCACTTTGTTGGCCAGTAGCTAATACAGATCTAGCTAAGATTGAAACTCCGGAAACACCTGACAGGACACAATGGGTTTATGATTTAGGTTATAAACTTTGGAGCGAACAAGAAATTAAAAATGGCACTGTATTCAAACGTTTCAAAACAAAGTTAGGTTTATAATGTGCGGTATCTACGGCATCACAGAACATAATCCAGCCCTGATTAACAACTATATCAAAACCTGTAGTCATAGAGGACCAGATGGAAACAAAGTCTGGTGGGATCCAGAAAATAAACTTACTCTAGGACATAACTTACTTTCGATAATGAGTGATCCAAAGTTATCAGTGCAACCATGGAAAACACCAGCTGGCAACTGGCTGATTTACAATGGAGAGATATTCAACTATTATGAACTCAAAGACAAGTACAAAGGAAGAGGATTTGCTGGTATAACTGGATGTGACACAGAACTTTTAGCTTGGGGTTTGGACACGTTTGGTTTAGATTTTTTGAATGAAATAGATAGTATGCACTCGTTTGCTTATTACAGGGTAAAACAAGATGAACTATGGATATCGAGAGATCATGCAGGAATAAAACCTCTTTATTATGCAGAAGTAAAACAGGGATTAATTTTTGGAAGCGAGATAAAAGGACTCTTAAAATATGTTGACAAGTCTAACATAATAGATCCTTTGGCGTTCAGTAGCATGGCTCATGTTGGTCTGAATCCCACTGCAAACACTTTTTTTACAAATATCAAAAAACTGCTATCTGGCGAAACAATAGTATATGATTTGAGAAATAAAAAAATAAAAAACAAAAAAAGAAATTTAATAATTCCAAAGAATAATCATACCTTTGATCCAGAAGAGTTCAGGGCAGTAACAAGAGAAAGCGTAAAACTATGTAGCATAGGACGGAGAAAGATTGGCATTTTTCTCAGTGGTGGATTAGACAGTGGTATGGTTGCATACGAATACAAACAATTGCATGGAACGGCAAACACATACACAAACAACATGGATCCTAACATAATATGGCGAGAGGACGATCACAACGATGATCATAACAAAGCCTTGCAACTTGCAAAACAATATGGATTCAATCACAAGGTTGTCACCATGACTCCAAAAATATTGACTGAAATGTGGGATAGTAGCATTTACTTCATGGAGCAACCGGTATATAATCCTTCAATGGTTATGTATTATTATACAAACAAAGTACTATCAGACGATGGCATAGTGGTAACTTTAGCTGGCGACATGGGTGATGAGGTGTTAGGAGGTTATCCTAAGTATTGGAAACTTAGAAACAAAAACGTTTCGACCTGGAACGGTTTGATTGAAGCATGGATGAATAGGATTAAACGTCCGATACAAGTAACCAATACTCCTATTTCAAGAGAAGATCTGCAAAGTTATTTTGTGAAAACATTCCCGCAAGAATTGTATGATTCAAAAGATCCAGTGAATTCTTACATGGCACTGGATTGTGTAACACAGGTGCCCGAGGAATTTTTTATTCGAAATGACACATATGGTATGGCGTTTAGTATGGAAGGACGTTTTCCATTAGCAACAAAAAAATTCATGCAATATGCTTTGAATATAAGTTCACGAGAAAAAATTGGAATGCATAAGCACCAAACAAAACTTTTAAGCAAGAAAGCGTATCAGGATATTTTTCCTAAAGAAATAGTTCACAAGCATAAGACAGGCTGGACAGCTCCTGTCAAAGGATGGATACAGGATGAAGAAGTTGCTAAAAAATATTATGAAAAAAGAATGAAACAATCAAATTGTCTAGAAAAAATTGTAATCAGGCAAAATGAAACAACAAAGTCTGCCATACCTGCGTGGATACTACGAGACTGGGCAAATAAATTCAACATGGAGTTCAAAATTAAATAGGAAATATGAAAATAAAAGTAGTGACATCTTATAAGCCAGGCACATGGAATGAGTATGCCAAACGTGCTGTCGAAAGTGTTTTACAAAATTGGCCATCTGACACTATGGTATCTGTGTACCATGAAGCACAAGATCAAGACGTTTTTACACACGACAGGATTGAGTGGTATGACGTGCATAAAGAACAACCTAATTTAGTAAAATTTAAAACAAAGTACCAAAATGATCCAGTGGCAAATGGTGAGATAAATGAAATACCTAACGGAATACGTAGGCCAGGCCCTATGCCTAAAAAAGGATCCTACCAATGGAACGCAGTAAGATTTTCAAACAAAGTTTTTTGTGTGACTCATGCACTAAAAAATTCTGAAGGATATGATTATGTTGTTTGGCTAGATGCCGATACCTATACATTTAGACAAATGCCAAAAGAATTTCTGCAGACCTTGTTGCCAGCCGAAACAATGATAACATATTTGGGGAGAGAAAATCCGGATCTTAATGATGGTGGAAGGGATCCCGAATGTGGATTTGTAGGATACAATCTCAATCATCCAGAAATCAAAAGTTATTGCATAGACTGGGAGGACATGTACATAAAGGAAACTGTATTTAAACTAACCTGGGGGTGGACTGATTGCAGTACGCTATGGCATCTCGTTAAGCATTATCAAACAAATAAAAATGTCGTATTCCACGATATAGGCTACGGAAAAAAAGTAAAAGGCAATCATGTGTTTATCAATAGTGAGTTAGGATTATATATGGATCATTTTAAAGGTAAAAGAAAGCAACTTAAAAAAAGTGCAAAAAATGATTTTAGACCTCAAGTGATTGATGCAACAAAAAATTTAACTGACTTAGAATATTGGAAAAAAATATAAATGAAAATTGAAATATGGCCAAAATTTGGGCCTTTGAATTCACACAAGATCTTTGATTGTTTTATACAAAGTTTACGTAACAACGGTGAACAATTATTTGTAAACGAAAATGCAAATGCAGACGTGGCTGTGATTTGGTCTGTTCTTTGGCAAGGAAGGATGAGGAACTACCAACGTATCTGGCAACAATATAGATCCCTCGGTAAGCCTGTTGTTGTGTTGGAAGTTGGCGGACTTAGACGAAATGAAAGTTTCAAAATTGGAATAAATGGAGTAAACGCTAAGGCAGATTTTGCAAATGAAACTTTCGATGATAAAAGATGGCCGCTTTTTAAACACAGCTTGAAACCATGGAAAGATACAGGAAATAAAATTATTATTTTAGGGCAACACCATACATCTGAACAATGGGCGGGTATGCCTGCTATGAATAGATGGTTTGAGAATCAAATAACTGAGATCAGAAAGCACACAGATCGCCATATAGAACTGAGGCCTCATCCACGTAATTCAATTATCTTTGATGTAAAAAAATTTAAAAATGTTTCCATAAGATATCCTATCATGGACAGAGCCACAATAGACGATACAGACTTTAAGAATGTTTTACAGGACGCATATGCAGTTGTAAATTATAGTTCAAATCCTGCAATGGAGGCGGTTATAAATGGAGTACCGGTATTTGTGTCCGAAGATAGTCTATGCCATGAAGTTGGAAACACAACTTTTGACAATATCAACAATCCTACAAAGCCCGATAGACAGAATTGGGCATACAAGTTATCATACACAGAGTGGTTTGCTGATGAAATTGCAGAAGGCAAACCATGGAAAAGAATTAAAAAAAGGTTGGAAGAAAAATATTTGAAATGAATAAAATAGACCCAATAGCATGGGAACCTTACACCGGAGAAACAATTATTGTTAATACAATAATACGCAAAGGTAAAAAAATCCATGAAAGAAAATTTTATGACGACAAGGTGAAGGCTGTACCGAGAGGAAACGCTTACATCATTGGCAACGGCCCATCTAGGAAAAATTTTGACCTGACCAAACTAAAAAATTCAGGACAAACATATGGATGCAACGCATTGTACAGAGATTTTATGCCAGATTTTATTTTTAGTGTTGACACTAAAATGACTGTGAAAATGTGTGAGGATCAAGTTGGTGAAAAGGCAATCCACTATGCACCATCATTGGAAGTAAACAGATCTTATAGCAAAGGCATGCTTCATCTTATTCCAAACAATCCACATTGGATATCTGGTAACGTTGCATTTTGGACCGCGTGTGTACATGGTCATAAAAATATTTACTTGATAGGTTTTGATTTTAGAGAATACGGAAAGGGAAAACTTAACAACATATATCAAGATACAGAAAATTATGGTCCGCGTCCTGGCGATTCAATATTTGAAGGGTGGCTAAAACAATTTCGAGATCATTTGAAGATGAGGCCATATTGTAAATTTACTATTGTACATGACGACCCACCTCACTATCTAAATTATTTACAAACTGGAACTGATTTAGGAAATAGCAAGGTTATAAGTTATAAAGAATTTGAGAAGGTGTTAACACCTAGTTAAGCCAAGGCCAGACATTTTAAATTTATTACGCCACGCAAAAAAGTTAGCATTGTGATTTGCATATGGATCTTTTACCCAAGTCATTTGATATAGATGCACCATTTCGTGTGCCAATGTTTCTATGAAATCTTTCCATTTTGGAAACTTACAATGCAATTCAATATAAAACTCAACATCTATATGATAAGGTATCCTACGCTGATCAAATTTTCCTTTTGGTGTTTTTCTGTTGTCCCAATTGGCAACACATCTACCCCAGTCTTTATGTAATTTTTTAATTTGTATCTCAACTATTGGTAATCTGCTGTTAAACAATGCTCTATTGATGTACCTGAACCATTGGTAGGCCTGTTGTTGTGTTGGTTTGAAACCTTTTGCGTTCTTGTACCTAGCCGCAGTGTTTTCCAACTTAACTTTGAGTTGTTTTTTTACGTTTACCGCTTTGTTCTTTGCTTTTTTCATGGTTGACAGTTTTACCAGTTATGTTATACTATTAATAATTATCTAAAATACCATGACAGAAATGCACACAGATTTGCCAAAAACTATTAACGAAGCTATAAAAATATTAGCATATAATGAATATTTTTGGTATCACACGGCAACTCCGGTTAAAGGCAAAATAAATCCGCATCATAAGGATCTGGAAACCACAAGATCACTTGCGGAGGCTCAATATGCTTGGACCGAAAAACAAGCAAAATTGGCAGTAGTGATATGCAAAAGATACCTAACCAAATTCCAAAAACACGGCATGGATATAAAAAGTTTACTTGATCGGCCGCAATATGAACAGCCATTTAGGGTTATCAATTTTCAAAAAAGTATTGAAAAATTTATAGAGGATGACGTTGAAAAAATTGAGTTGAAATTTCCATATGATAAAAAACTAGTTCGCCTTGTGAAACTAGTGAAAGATTGCAGAGGACTTCCTTACGGTTTTGTAAAGTATGATGGAGAGTCAAAAAAATGGACCTTTGATCAAACTGATGTAACCACTTACTTTTTGACTTTAATTGCAATAAGATATGATTTCAAATTTGTTGACGAAACTTTGTTAGATGACTTTGATAGAGTCAAAAAAGAAATAAAAGGCTACAGACAACCTACAGCAAGATTACTTGGAAACGAAATTGTAATTGATAACGCTTCAGAATCATTACAAGAATATTGGGAAAACAATGTTAAACATAAAAAAATATTACAACAAGTTGATCATTTGAAAGAATTTGGAATAGCAACAGGTGGCATTAAAGTTAAATCATATAGTGAACTTGGATATAAAATAGCCCATTCTGATCATCCTAAGAACTGGATAGATCGAACTGCATACACACGTGATCAACTAATATTAGGCCTTACTGAATTAGATGCCTTTCCAATAGTAATGCCGATATCCGGAGATCCTTACACTTATGAAGATTCAGAGGACTGGCGTAAATGGCTGGACGCATTTGAGAGGCACGGAATAGAAGCTCCAAATTTAGCTTTTGGGTTTGAAATGAAAGAACCTGTAAGACCTGGAATGCAGGAAGACCCATTGCGAGAAAAATGGACAGAGAAGATGGCCGAAGATAGTTTTTTGACTCTACAAGAAGTATATCAATTAGCAAAACAATTCAAATATGTAGATGAGAAAACAAAAATAATTTTTGTGAGAAATAGAATACCAAGAACACTGATGAAGTCTGGTATAAAACCAAAGTGCAGTCTAGTCGCCCTAGGTGGTGGTTATTATACGTCAGGCACAGACAACCTAAAAAGATTTCTTGATAATTTGCCAAAAACGTTGTATTATAATGATCATCAACCTTCGAATTATAGTTGGGATGAAAAAATTATAAACAAAATATGAGCAGTTGTAAACTTGTAATCAAAGATCAGGTAAATGTAAAATTTGAGAACTTAGATCTCAAATGGCGACAACGTCTGCACCAAAAATTCAAATATCAAGTGCCATACGCATATCATTTGCCGGCAGTAAAATTAGGCAGATGGGATGGAAAAATTGCCTTCTTTGGGTTAGGTGGCACAACATATTTGTATCTAGTTGATCAGATTTTGCCAATTCTCGAAGACGGCGGAGTCTATGTTGAATTGGAAGACCAAAGACCAAAGACAGAACTAAACTTTACAAAGATAGATAAAAATTATCTCTCCAATATAAAATGGCCAAGCAATCATCCATGTGCAGGTCAACCAATTGTGTTGCGAGATTATCAAGTTGAAACAATCAATAAGTTTATAGAGGATCCACAAAGCATACAGGAGATCGCCACTGGGGCAGGCAAAACTATAATCACAGCGGCATTATGCCAACTAGTCGAACCGTATGGAAGGACATTGACTATTGTTCCAAACAAAAGCCTGGTCACACAAACCGAAGAAGACTTTCTTGCGTGTAATTTAGACACAGGCGTCTATTACGGTGATAGAAAAGAAGTTGGGAGGTACAACACGATTGCAACATGGCAAAGTTTAAATGTGTTAGAAAAAAGATCAAAAGATGAACACAGCACGGAGTTTAAAGAATTTATCGAAGGCATCAATACCATCATTGTCGATGAGGTACACATGGCCAAGGCAGATGTTTTGAAAAGACAACTAACAGGACCCTTTTCGAAATGCCAGATACGTTGGGGGCTAACAGGTACAATACCTAAGCAAGAATACGAATACATGGGTATCAAAGTTTCGTTGGGTGACGTCACAAATAAAATTCCAGCAAAAGAATTACAGGACAAAGGCGTTCTGGCCAATTGTCATGTGACCGTTTTACAAACCAACGATGTGCTTGAGTTTCGTAACTATCAAGAAGAACTGAAATGGTTAACCACAGATCCAAAACGCACAAGTTGGATGGCGCAAACAATAAGTGATATAGGAACCTCCGGTAACACACTTATACTGGTTGATAGAATCAGTGCCGGGGAAATACTTGAGAAAAAAATTAAAGGCTCAGTCTTTATCCGAGGCGCTACAAAAACACTAGATAGAAAGGAACACTATGATGAAGTATCTACTGCAACAAATAAAATTATTATTGCCACATATGGAGTGGCCGCTGTTGGCATTAATATTCCTAGGATTTTTAATCTTGTCCTGATCGAACCAGGAAAAAGTTTCGTGAGAGTCATTCAATCCATTGGTAGAGGAATAAGAAAAGCTCAAGACAAGGAAAATGTTATGATATGGGATATTACAAGTGCCTGTAAATTTGCTAGACGACATCTCACACAGAGAAAAAAGTTTTACAAAGAGGCAAATTATCCGTATAATATAGAAAAAGTAGATACAGACTTATATGAAGATATTAACACTTGACGACAGAACATACGCCCTGGAAAAGATTCCAGAATGGGTGGACGAAAAATTAAGATTTGCGGTGTTGGACAATTCGGATCCTGCAAATCCAGATTTCTTCTACATACCGTTAATTTTCTTGGAAAGTTTTAACGCACCAGCGGCTGTTCTCGAAATAGGAAAATACAAAATAAAAATGCCATTAGATTGGAAAATGCTGATAGGTGAACAAGGACAGCCAGAGATGCATGTGCTTCCTATTACCAGTCTAAACGACAGAGGGTTCGATGCTTTCACATTCAATCCACTCAGCAGTGCCAAACCAGATTTCTTTCCGATAGACGTAGTGGACATATACACAGAAGTCAAGTGGTACTTTCCAAAAATCAAGTCAGGCCAGATGTTGGCTGTACCATTAACCGATGGACCGAGGCCGGTGTGTGCTTATTTTGTAAAAGATATTTCAAGACAATGTGAACAGGTTGATTATGGCTCGGTCTGGTAGGAAATCGATCAAGATAGATGCTCCTATAATGATAACCAGCGACAAGATTGCTGTATGGATGGATCAAGGTGAATGGGCAATGGATTTTTTTGATTGGCTTACCGAAACCAAATTGAACAAAAAACTTTTAGGTTTACAACACATGCAAAACAAAATAAAATTAACTTTTGTGACAGCAAAAGACTGCACAATGTTTGGATTAAAATATGCCAGCCGAAAAAAATAGGAAATTTTTTGAACTAAGAAACGGACTGAAAGCAGTTGACTTTCGAAATAAAGATTATTTCGATAGAATCGACGATCATGAAAAAAGTTTATACTCGCCATACATGTTGATGAGATATGCGAGTTCGGTATCATCCAAAGATAATTTTTATGTTGAACACTATGTAGAAATGGTCAACGAATGTGTCAACAAACATCTCTTTACTTTGTCAAGCAAACACAAAAAATTATGCTGGATACTAACTTCAATGTGTGGGGCATTGAAACAACAATTTCACCCATGGATCAAACCAATGAAGCGTGTTCCAAACAAAAGTCTAAAACAACTGCAAAAATTATATCCAAACTGGAAAGAAACGGATCTTGAAACATTGGACGCAATCATCACAGACAAAGAACTAGAAGAACTATTGGAGTCTCATGGAATCGCCAACAAATAAATGCACTTATTGTGGCAAGGAGTTTACTAGGGAAAGAACATTACAGGTCCACATGTGTGAGCCCAAGCGAAGACATCTTCAAAAAAATGAGAAGTGGGTGCAAAATGGATTCATTGTGTTCCAGAGATTTTATCAAATACATCAACACGGAAGCAAAGAAAAAACTTATGATGACTTTTGCAAAAGTTCATACTACAATGCGTTTGTAAAGTTTGGTAGGTTCATGATGCATATCAACCCGTTGTATCCAGAAAAATACATTGACTATGTGATACTTTCAAAGATAAAATTAGACCATTGGGCAAGAGACGATTTGTACGAGGCATATTTGGTTGAAACACTTAAGAGCGAACCTGTCGAATCGGCCTTACAAAGAAGCATAGCCACCATGATGGACTGGGCGGCCGAACAACATGCACAATGGGCCGACTACTTCAGACTTGTCAACACAAACAGAGCAGTTCAACACATACAACAAGGAAAGATATCTCCATGGATGTTGCTAGGTTGCAAAGCGGGAAAAAATTTGTTACAATCATTCAACGACGAGCAATTACAAATGACTGCAAAATTTATTAATCCAGGCTTTTGGGTGCAAAAGATAAAAAGTGCACCGGCGGATCAGTTGTTCGTGCAAGAGACAGCCAAGGAGGCCAAAATTGAGTAGAATAAAAATTGATATTGATAACGAACTAGATTTCGATTTAGAAGAAGGTGACATGGTAATACATATTAAACACGATGGAGAAATTGGAAAAGTTTGTATGCCTGAAATGAGTAGCAAGGTACAAAACAGTCTAGGTTATAAAAAAATGTTACAATGTTTAGAAATATTGAAGCCGGGAACAGAAGATGAATTTATCAAATATCATGAGAAACAAAGAAAAGGAACAATGCATTAATGCCTGATGTAGACATAGATTTCTTTGACAGAGACGGTGTATTGAAACTTTTCAAGCATACTCCGGCAACAATGATTAAAGAAGACAAAATTGAAAAACACAAAACCGGAGTGTATTTCCACGCTGTTCCTCAACATCCGGTTACCGGACACAGCACAATAGATTATAAAGAGGCAGAAGATCGAGGCTACTTCAAGATAGATTGCCTAAACGTAAGCATTTATAAAAATATCAAATCCGAACAAGAACTTGTAGAACTTATGATACAAGAACCTGATTGGGACATGTTGAAAGATCAAAAGATCGTTGATCAACTTTTCCATCTGAATGGCCATTTCAATATTGTGTCAAAACTTCAACCAAAAACTATAGAACAACTTGCGGCTGTGTTGGCAATAATACGTCCTGCCAAAAGGCAGTTGATGCATAAGGAATGGAAAGATATACTAGCTGAGGTTTGGGTGCGTCCACAAGATGGCAGTTACTTCTTTAAAAAATCACACGCAGTGGCCTATGCCCATGCAATAGTTGTGCAGATGAATTTGATGACAAAAGATAAATATAGTTTTGATGAAGCATCAAAAAACTAGACGAACCTCCAAACAACGTAAGAAAAAAGTCAAACCTTCACACCGTATAGAATATGATCACTATCAGCCAAATAGTCCGCTGACGATATATTTTAAAAAGTTGATTGAAAAAGAACCTGATTAAGTAGGCTTTCTTACCAGTTGTATTGTTTTACGCTTAACTCTTTTGTTGGCGATCTCACTCAATCGCACCGTTGGTCCTTCAACTATTTTCACATCTTTGCTGTTCAAACTTACCAAGGTAGATCTAAAATATCTAAAATCCCCTTTTAGGAAAATGTTAATTGGTAATTTTCTATTACTTTCGTACCACCAAATTTCACCACATTTTAAAAATTTCATTTTATCAGCCGGCATCATTAACCGACCATAATCATAGAAACTTATTACGTTGGAATCTTGGTTTTGCACAATACCAACAAATTCAAGATCACCTTTCTGTATCAGGCTCAAAAATGGAAATTTATCCCTTAAAGTTTTAAAAATTTCGTTCATGCTCTATCGGTAAATATTGTTAAATATGTATTATGCAAACAATATCGAGGTATTTACTTTCTCAACTGGTAATTGCCTACATAAATGGTTACCACGGGAGGAACAGTAACGTGTACGACAGGAGAATTACACTACACAGAGGCGTGGATAATCCCCTCACATTCACATTCAAAAATGAGGATCAAAAGGCCCAGGATATCACTTCAAAAACGTTTGAATTGAATATTATTGACACTGAAAACCAACAATCAGTAATTACCAAAACACTTGATATACTGGATGATGGTTCCACAGTAAGCACAAAAGGAGATGCCAGTACCACTATCACAGAAGGTGATTTGCTTTCACTAGATGCAAAATTCTATAATTTTGCTGTCAGAGAAGTATTGTCGAGCGGTGCTAGAAATGTTACATACGCTGGTACAGGGTATGCGGCGGCGGGCACGGTTGAACTCCTTGATAATGCATATCCACAATTTGTTGCTAGTACGGAGGTGAACAGTTTCACAGGCACAGGTGGACCGCTACAATTTACATCAAGTGCTATAGATTCCAAACCCGGAATAAACAATAATAAAGCATTACACACGATTGCTGTATATCTTAAAAATTTTGCAGGATCCTTCAAAGTCCAAGGAACAATGGCTTCGTCTCCAAGTGATGCTGACTTTTTTGATATTACCTTAGATGGTGAGTCAGAAAGTACCGTAGATTTTCCGCTACCTGAAACCAAGGTTGTGGATTTCAACTTTACGGGTGTTTACCATTCGGTAAGATTCTGTTGGGATAACGGAAGTGGTATGGATCCAGACAACACTGGAAAGATTGACAAAATACTTTACAGACAGTAAAATATAGGGTATGAACCTGATCCAGTCGACAATTATGACTAGTTTACCTGCGGGCCAAAAGAAAACTCCCAGCGGGTGGATAGCCTTTAATGCCCCATGTTGTGTCCACAATGGAGAGACACAAGACAAAAAAAAGCGTGGTGGAATAATGAATAGTGCTGACGGCACAGTAAGTTATCATTGTTTCAACTGCGGATACAAGGCATCATATGTCATTGGCAGAAAATTGACACAACGTATGAGATCGTTTATGTCATACATAGGCATAGCCGACGACACAATAAAAAAATTAGCTATCGAGGCAATGCGCCATGAAGAATCCGATGTAGTGAGAGAGAAAAAGCGTTTTGTATCGTTCAACAAAAAAACACTGCCCAAGAACACACACACGTTAGATGTTTGGTTGGAAAAGTATGTGGCACAAGAGTTAACAAACACACAATACAAAAAGATCGATAACCTATTAAACTATTTAAAAAGCAGAGGCATGGATCCAACCTGGTACGATTTTATGTATTCTGAAGATTCTTATTTTAATTTTGACCAAAGATTAATTATTCCATTTTACTGGCGTGGTGATGTTGTAGGCTACACAGGGAGATTGTTTGAGCCGAGTGACAAAGTAAAATACGTCACTGAGGTACAGCCGGGGTATGTATTCAACATGGACGCACAGGATTGGTCAAGAAAGTTTGTGTTGGTGACAGAAGGTCCTTTCGATGCCATTACCACATCAGGTGTAAGCATACTTGGGTCAGAGATAAATGATATACAGAGAGAGCTGATAGAAGGACTGAACAGACAAATCATTGTGGTTCCCGACAGAGACAGGCCCGGTGAAAAATTAATTAACCAAGCAATAGAATTTGGATGGGGAGTTGCTTTTCCAGAATGGCATGATTCGGTTGAAGACACCGCGGATGCTGTGTTAAAATATGGAAGATTATTTACAATGAAATCAATACTTAAAAGCACAGAAACAAATAAATTAAAAATTGATTTGAAGAGAAAGATGTATGGCTGATTATAATTTTGATGTACAAAAACTTTATATAGAGATGATGCTGGCAGACGCAGAATCATTTGCCAGGGCACAGAATATATTCAATCCTTTAAGTTTCGATCGTAAACTGCAACCTATCGCAAAATTTATAAAAGACTACATGGAAGAGTACAAGGTAATGCCGGATGTTGATCAGGTCAATGCCAAACATGATATAAAATTAAAGTCAGCAAAAGATCTAGATCCAAGTCACTTCAATTGGTTGCTAGACGAATTTGAAACGTTTTCCAGACACAAGGCACTCGAACGTGCCATTTTGCAGTCAGCAGACTTGCTAGAAAAAGGAGACTATGCTCCAGTAGAGGACATGGTCAAAGAAGCAGTGAGTGTTGGACTGACAAAAGATCTTGGTACAGACTACTTTGAAGATCCAAAAGGTAGATTGGAGAAATTAAAAAACTCCAATGGACAAGTCAGCACAGGTTGGCCAAATCTCGATAAGAAACTGTTCGGTGGATTCAACCGAGGAGAACTAAACATTTTTGCAGGTGGATCAGGCGCAGGTAAAAGTTTGTTCTTACAGAATCTTGCAGTGAATTGGTCAACTGCTGGTTTGAATACTGTGTATATCTCGTTTGAATTAAGTGAAGAGCTCACAGCTATGAGGCTCGATGCCATGATGACTAACATTCCAACTAGAAAAGTATTTCCAGAAATCGACAACGTAGAAATGAAAGTAAAGATGTTGGCTAAGAAATCCGGACAACTGCACATAAAATATTTGCCAAGTGGAAGCACAATACTAGATATTCGAACTTACTTGAAGGAACTAGAATTAAAAACTAAAAAGAAAATAGATTGTATATTGATTGACTATTTAGATTTGATGATGCCAAAAAGCAAACGTATCAGTCCAGCAGACTTGTTCATCAAAGACAAATATGTTTCTGAAGAACTAAGGAACTTTGCTGTGGAATCTCAGATGCTATTGGCAACTGCTTCACAATTGAATAGAGCAAGTGTTGAAGAAATAGAATTTGATCACTCTCACATTGCGGGTGGCCTATCCAAGATACAGACAGCAGACAACGTCATTGGTATATTCACCAGTCGGGCAATGAAGGAACGTGGTAGATATCAGATACAATTTATGAAAACTAGATCAAGTTCAGGAGTTGGACAAAAGGTGGACTTGGAGTTTGATGTTGACAGTTTGCGAATAAGAGACTTGGCGGACGATCCAGAATACAAACAATTTGACAAACAGCGAAGCACAATATATGATTCATTGAAACAAAAATCAAAAGTCAGTGCAGACAAAACTGACGCACAACCAAAAGTGCCGGACCCAACCAAAGGCGATGACATAGGCAAAGTGAAAGCAACAGTAGAAGGTGGCAAATTAAGGCAACTACTGAACGAACTGCATTCTGATGAGGAACAATAGTTGTGATCTTGATTTCGCACAGAGGGAACACCAACGGTCCAAACCCTAAAAAAGAAAATACAATACAATATATCGAGCAAACTTTAAAGCAAGGTTATCATTGTGAAATAGATATTTGTAAGTTTGATGGAAGAAAATTCTATTTGGGCCATGACGAACCAGGAGAGCCTGTTTCCATAGATTGGTTGAACACAAATCAAGTATGGTGCCATGCAAAAAATTATAATGCACTGGAGGCATTAGTTACACTTGGAATACATTGCTTTTGGCATCAAACAGACAAATACACCATTACTTCGCAAGGTTGGATATGGGCGTATCCTGGACAACCAGGAGGCAAGTACACCATAGCAGTTCATCCAGAAAGATTAACCAATGATGAAGTAAAAAAATTTGCAGGGGTGTGTAGTGACTACATAGATAATTATAAGGAGACATCATGAACATTATAGTACCAATGGCCGGAGCAGGATCACGTTTTGAAAAAGCCGGCTATACATTTCCAAAACCTTTGATTGAAGTAAAAGGTCAACCGATGATAGCCAAGGTTGTTGAAAATTTAAATTTACAAGGCAAGTATATTTTTTTAGTGCAAAAAGCACATTATGAAAAATATGACTTGGAAAATCTTTTGAATTTAATAGCACCTGGATGTGAGATTGTTCAGATAGACGGACTGACAGAAGGAGCCGCTTGTACGGTGCTGAAAGCCAGAGAACTTATAGATAATGATCAACCATTGTTAATTTCAAATTCCGATCAATGGATCAAGTGGAATAGTTTTGAGACCATATCATCTTTCAATAATGAAGATGGTGGCATACTGACTTTTAAGAGTGTTCATCCAAAACATAGTTTTGCCAAAGTAGATGGTGACGGATACGTCACTGAGGTGGCCGAAAAGAATCCAATATCAAGTGATGCGACTGTAGGAATATATCATTGGAAACGTGGCAGTGACTTTGTGAAATACGCGGATCAAATGATTGCAAACGATATAAGAACCAACAACGAATTTTACATTTGTCCGGTGTACAACGAAGCACTTAAGGATGGCTTTAAAATCAAAGCTAGTCTTGTTGACCAAATGTGGGGCATGGGGACTCCGGAAGAGTTAAACAATTTTTTAGCACACTATAAAGAATAATGCTTTTTTACAACAACAAAATTGACGAAGACAAATATGTGATTGCGACATATTTTATAAAAAGCAAAAACGCTGACCTGGCAACATGTGCATGGAACTTGGCTATTGGACAAAGCGTGGGAAATCCTAATGTGCGAAATCAATGGGAGTCTGAAGAACTTTTTGAACAAAGCAGTTGTGTCATTGTGCATGACAAAAAAGAATTACAGACACTGACACAGGGCGAGGTAAAAATTGCTTTTCCAATCATAAACACTGACTGGCAAGGCGACGGAGTAAGTCATTTACTATGCCAATTGATGGGAGGACAAATGGATATTGATACCTTTGATAGTTGTCGATTGATACATCTAGTTTTTCCCGATGCTGTTAAGAAATATTTTTTAGGACCTGCTCACGGAATAACCGGAATGCGTGATTACACTAAACGATACAACAAACCATTCAGCGGAGCAATAGTAAAACCTAAAACAGGTATGCCAGCCGAGACTCTGTTAAACATGGTCAAGGAACTTGTTGACGGTGGGTGTGATTTTATAAAAGAGGATGAAATAATGAGCAACCCAAGTTTTTGCAGTTTGGAGGAAAGGGTGCCGTTGATTGCTAACTGGTTGAACTCACAAAGTAAAAAAGTAGTCTATGCAGTTTGTATCAATGGTGATCATGATCATATTCTCAAAAGAACAAAAATGGTTGCAGACATGGGAGGTAACGCAATACATGTAAATTTCTGGTCAGGCTTTGGAGTTTACAATGCAATAAGAAAAATGGATACAGGATTATTTTTACACTTTCAGAAATCCGGAGACAAGGTTATAACAGACAAAAGACATGCATTCGGTATTGATTGGAATGTCATATGCCAATTGGCAGGCATGATGGGTGTAGATACTATACACGCAGGCATGTGGGGTGGTTATCTAAGCGATGACGAAGACGACTTGCGTGACACAATAAATGTTTTACATGATCATAATGTTGTGCCAGCCTTAAGTTGCGGAATGCATCCTGGCCTTGTACAAGCAAATATAAAACAATTTGGTAATGATTTCATAGCCAACGTTGGAGGTGCAATACACGGACACCCAATGGGAACTTTGGCAGGTGCCAAAGCCATGAGGCAGGCAATTGATAAAACACACGGTCTTGAATACGAACAAGCAATCGCCAAGTGGGGCTTTGTAAAATGATCAAAGCAGACGAGATAGCAGTATGCGTTTCTGGTCTTGCACGTGAAGGTTACAAGGAAGCACTTCAAATTGCAAAAAGAGTATTTCCTTTTGATACTTTCCATATGCATTGGAAGGGATATGACTTACCAGAAGTTCATAATCTAACTTTGTTCGATGAGCCTGTGTATGAATATCATAATCTACTGGATACAAAATACAAACCAGATTGTGACATATGGAGACGTTACACCCAAGGTCCTCGGGCAAAACTTTTCCGTAGAAAAGGCTTGTTGGCTAAAACAAAACACAATTCAAAACAGACACTTGCTCATTATTGGCTTGTGAATACCTTACCTGAAAAATACAAAACAATTATTAAACTAAGATACGATACGATACTAAGTGAGAAGGTTGATTTTATGCCTCTACTGGAAAAAGCACAACAAGGCACCGTGATAGGCATCGCAGGTAGTAAACCAGGATACGATGGTGACTCCCCTCTGAAATTGCATACCTATAAGTGTTGTAGACGTTGCACAGGACCATACTTGTGGGACCATTTAATTTTTCATCCAAGGCACAAACTTAAAAATGTTGAAGAAGAATTTAACAATAAAAATTTAATGGGAGCCGAATGGGGTTGGTATCAAATTTTACATCACCAATGGCAGGACAACAATTATATTAATGTTGAGGGCGGTAATGTTCTAGCTGTGCATAGACAATGAAATACTACGGTTGGGAAGTCATTGATGATCCTATGTATCATAGGTTTTTAAAAGAGAATATAGATGTAACCAAAGAAGACATTAAAGAAATGTCGCGAGTAATCAAGAAGTTTGTTTTTGATACAACCACCGCAGTAGATATTGGTTGCCATTATGGATTTTTTACTAGGTTCCTATCCGAACAATTCAAAACTGTACACGCATTTGATTTCAATAATGATATCTTCGAATGTTTCAAAGAGAACATGAAAAAGTTTAAGTGTGAAAATGTTATTGCCTATCCACATGGACTAGGTGAAAAACAAAAATATGTTGCGACCAACGATTGGTCGGAACGGCACAAGAGAAGAGGACCGTTGGCAAATCATATTGATCCGGAAGGCAAAAAGCAATTGCAAAAAATAAAAACTCTTGATAGTTTTAATTTGGAAGGTGTTGGCTTGATAATGTGTGATACGGAAGGTTACGAACTTAATGTTATTAAGGGTGCTTTACAAACAATTAAAAAATGTAAGCCTGTTTTAGTTTTAGAATTTCATAATCGTAAATTAACAAAAAAGTTTGGATACACACTAAAACATTTACAAGACTACGTAGAAAGTTTAGGTTATCGATCTATAGGTTACATGAACAAAGTTGATCAAATTTTTGTTCCAGAATAATATACGCAGATAAATAAAACTGCTCAAGGCAATAACAGGCAAACATAGGCAATGAAAAAAGATAAAGAACTGAACGACATAACAAGGCTGTACGATAGATTCATTAGGCAATGTCCAGGCACAGAAGAATACACGCAAAGGCTCGCCGAGGAAACTCAAATCATCCTTCGACTACGTTTCGTAGACTATTTCATCCAAATATGTGATATACTTGCAATAACCAGGGACATACCTCATATGACTCGTGGTTCCGCAGGTTCATCACTTGTCTGCTATCTACTTGGCATAACAGATGTAGATCCTGTGGAGTGGGGAATACCGGTGGCACGGTTTCTCAATCCTAACAGAGACGACCTACCTGATGTCGATATAGATTTCCCCCATTATCGTCAGGAAGAAGTCATGCGGAGAATATTTGATCGCTGGCCCGGAAAGTCTGCCAGAATATCAAATTACGTGCTCTATCAAGATAAGTCGGCAAGACGTGAAGCGGCAAAGCGATTAGGTGCTAAGGGTAATCTCCCTCGCAGGTTTACATACGAATCGGTGGGAGTTGATCCTGCTGAGGCAAAGCGTATAGAAAACAAATTGAAAGGCAAGAAAAGATGCATATCAAAACACTGCGGAGGAATACTGATGTTTCAAAGACAACTACCAAAAAGCCTGTTCACGGCAGAAAATCAAATACTACTAGACAAGAACGAAGTGGAGGATCTCGAACACCTAAAGGTGGATATTTTAGCCAATCGTGGTTTGTCACAACTCATAGAGATAGATCCTACAATGAGACTGACAGACTATCCAGAAGAGGATTCAGATACTTCAGCCCTGTTGTGCAGGGGAGATGTGTTGGGAGTAACACAAGCAGAAAGTCCAGCCATGAGGAGATTGTTCAGAGCTATACAACCAAAAAGTAGGAAAGATTGTGTGTTTGGCACAGCGTTGATAAGGCCTGTTGCCATATCCGGACGCAAGAAAGCAACCATGTTTCATGACTGGTCACAGGAGAGGATGAGTGACACCATAGTGTATGAGGATGATGCCATAGACAGAATATCAGAAGTGTTGAACATAGACAAGTACGAAGCGGACATGTACCGCAGAGCATTTGCCAAAAAAAATGAAGAAAAGTGCATGGAGTTCATATCAAGACTGGGCAACCATCCACGCAAAGAAGAAATTATTACAATGCTACAATCACTTTCGGGATTTGGATTGTGCAGAGCCCATGCTGTAAACTTAGGCAGACTGATATGGGCGTTGGCCTATCAGAAAGCACACAACCCAGAAAAATTTTGGCAGTCGTGTTTGAAACACTGCCAAGGATCATACAAGCGTTGGGTATACAGAACAGAAGCCAAACGTGTGGGAATCGAGGTTGTTACTCCGAGCAAATCGGATAATTGGGATACACCACAATTCCAATATCGCAAATATGGTTGGTGGAGTTCACGTGACTTCATGCCAGGCATGTATGTCAGAGAACTTTACGGAGACAAAGTGGAGTTTGCAGGTTTAGTTGCCAACGGAAGAGTGTTTAGGGGTGACAAAGGAAGGTACGTCACGTTCTTAACGCTAGGTGTCGGCAACGGACAATATGTAGATGTCACAATCAAAAAACCTTTCTCATACAGCGATCATGATGTGGTCTGGGGACAGGGCACAATCAGACACAGCAACAATTCAGATTATGTTGAATGTTACGATTACCAAGGCTATCGTTTGGAGAAATTCGCGAAAGCGTAAAGCGTAAATTACCAGTGCGTTTTTAAAAAAAAGCGAAGCGTAAAAATGCGTAGCGGTGATCTGACCTCCTGTAAATAATGGTAATGATAAACAAAAGATTGTTTGAACACTATCGAATCGACACGAACAAAAATCTCGACATACGCAGGCGCTGTCCGCGACCCAGAGACACAATACTGATTGACAAGCAGGGCTCGTGTTATGCCTGCGAATGCCAGTCATGGTTGCCACAGAGCATCGGCAATCTGCAGATACGAAGCCTAGCGGAAATAATCGGATCGGACATGCATCAGCATCTGCAGTCAAGCATAGACGATGGCACATACAGATACTGCAACGAGAACCAATGCTCATATCTCAAGTTAGGTGCTGTATTGCATGGCCAGCCGGATCGCATACAACACCTTAGACTCGCGATAGACGACAGCTGTAATCTCAGATGTCCAAGTTGCCGAAAACACCTCATATTCCACAAGGAAGGTTCTGCATACAGTCTGGGTATCAAACTGGCAGACAAGATAAACGATTGGTTACACGAAAGCAAACATGCGATACAGGTGCACATAGGATCCGATGGTGATCCATTCGCATCACACGTGTACAGGTACTTCATGGATCAGACACCGGAGCGGGAAAACATCAAGTACAGCATACTGACCAATGGCCTGATGTTCAAGGAGTTCCACACACGGGTGCCCAATGTAATACGCAACCTCAAAGAGCTGGGTGTCAGCATCGATGGTGCAACCAAGGAGACCTATGAGAAACTGCGACTGGGAGGCAAGTGGGATAAGATCACCGAGAACCTCGAGTGCATGGCCGAACAGAAACAGCGGCATGGTTTCAGTTGGATACTGCAATTTGTGGTGCAGAAAGACAACTATCATGAGATGGAGGCCATAATAGATCTCGGAGAACAATACGGCGCCGATAGGGTGTACCTGAACAAGATCGAAGACTGGGGCACATTGGATGATTTTCATTCGCAGAACATATGGGCCACCGAAGGCTATCAAAAGCAACTGGAGAGGGTGCTTGGCCGTATACACTCACGGCAAGATCGATTCATCGAATGCCCCACACTGATAACCGAGGCAGTGCGAAACAGAAAAAAGTCATAGTTATTTCAGTTTCAATGCAAAACGTTCCAAGAACAGCTGGGCAAAACGTCTGTGATGCTCAACACCATAATGCTTACCATCACGTGCATAGCTTGGCTTGTCGTAGGGAACACGTTGAGTGAACTTGTCCCACCAGGGCCAGCAATTCTTGATTGTGTAATCATCCAGCACATTTAATTTTTCCATGTCCTTGTGAACAATGGGGTCGTGAGCAAAACAATGAAATATCTTGGCGTTTACAATCTCAGCAAATTTTTCTGTCCAAAAAACATTGTGTAGGAAATTTTCAATGTCCTGTTGCTTGGTGTTGTGTCTGGGATCTACAAACTCTCTGCGTGACTCGTCGGGCCAGCAGATTATTATTATCTTGGGATCCAATAATTTCTGAGTGCCCCATAGCCTACGCACACAGGCATCTCCACTGGCGCCCGGCACTCCGAGGTTCCAATATCTTAGACGTTTGGCATTATGTTGGCTGAGGAAATGTACCCAATGCTCGTCATCGTTGAGGCCCTGTCCAAAGGTGTGACTGCAACCCAACACCACTACATTCTTCTTGCCATCCGGCATAGGATCCCATTCGGGACATCTGTATCCATGGGTGTTAAGTGTGTGTTCGTTCCAGGGATATTCATCCTTGGTTTGGACATCTAGTCCTTTATCTGTGTATGATCCATATTTCATTGATATGCCACCAGTCCTTCCGGTGTCTCCCTGTGTAGTTCCAAGGTTAGACAGGTCACGCCTTGATTGAAAAAATGTGAATAGGTCAAAGGAACAAATACTATTTCTATGTCCTTTTCCTCAAGTTGCTTGATCATGTTCGTGTGGTTTTTGTAATGATCCCACATGACCACGGTGTTCCTGTCTATGCTCAAACAATTAACGCAAAGGACTGTATTGGCGAAATCAGAATCTTGTATGCGTGAATCTATCAAAGTCTGCTGTGACGAGATGCGTCTGTCTGCGGTGGCATCTGCTGTGATTATGTCCCAGTCTTTGAAATAACTTGGCAGTGTGCTTCTGTCATGAAATGTCAACAAAAGTCCCGGACGCAAAATTGTGAGCTGTGAATCTAGATGGCCGATCATCTTGTTGTTTCGTATCTCATGGAAATTGTATGTGTCGCCAAACATCCTTTGCAACCATTCGAAGCCCAATCTGTTGCCAGCCCCTTTGGTGTTTACAAATACATCCTTGCCGTATTTCATGCAAGAAGGAGCGTCCATTATGGGATCTTGGTTTGGGACGTCCTCCGCCAACTGATAGTTTTCATAATCATGTCTCGGCATCGGCATGGAAAACCATTTGGCACCTGTTTGGAATTTTTCTAATATTATGTCTCTGAAATAAAAAGTCTCAAAGAATCTTTCCTGTTCACACATCGCAGACTCTATGATATTGTTGCCCAACACCAGGTATAGGTCTCGGGGAGTCAATGGAATCTTGGTGCCTGGCATTGACCAATATGGTGTGGATATAGCTCTGTTAGGCATCATCTTAGGTCTGTGTATCTTTATACCTCTAGCTTCGAGCATCTCCTGGAAGTTTAGCAGTTCGTCTTTTGTTTTTTCAAAAATGTATTCAATACGTTTTTGTGCTCTTGGGTCATTTAGCTTTATGGCCTGTGAATCAATATCGCCAATTATTAATTCCTTCAAAGGGTCAAAAGTATTGTGTACGTTTATCATTGCCTGACCTTATGATACACTTTCGCATCAGATTTGTCTAGGAAAATCCAATCGTTCTGCTCGTTCAGTAACCTACGTGGATCTCTGTTCGACTTATTAAAAAAATGCCTTGATTGAAAATTTGAACCCGTGCAATAATAGAAGTTCACTTCTCCATACCATCCAAATCTATTTCCTGCTTTCCCATATATTATTTGGTTGTATTCTTCTTTTTGCTTATCCTCCAAGCTGTTCCACCATTCATCACTTATGGTTGGAAAATATTCAGCGTTGTAGAGATTTACTATTTGATCATTGATGGTAATGTTTTCAATTTTTAAATATTTTTTTTCAT